AATGGTTTTGTTGAAAAAAAGAAAAAAAAAGAAAAACATGTACGCAACGAACACCAACCAGAACGCGCCTGCCGAGCCATCTGTGCAGCCTACGCCGCCGTCTTCCAAGAAGCAACCGGGATACGCTGGCAGTACGACGATAGACAGGTCTCGATAGCAGCGGCAGTGCTGAACATGGGATACACCGAGGACACGTTCATTGAGGATGCTACGAAGACAGCCGCATGGTTCATAGGTCAGGACAAGAAGCCACCGGTATCGCTTGCATGGTTCACTCGTAAGGCTGAGAACAAGGCGGGACACAAGACACCAGGGCCTGACATCGGTGCCATCCTTGGCAAGGTCACGGGTGCTGCGAGATGGTAGTGTACAAACATCAATCGTTCCATTGGTATCTGTACAGGTCCACAATCCTGCGGTTTCTGGGGGTTAATAACGCCACGTTTGCCGCTGGTCCAGACCCACCGGTTTATACGGCGCGTGTGCGAGTGCGGGCCACGCCAAAAATCGGGCCTTGGGGGGGGTGCCCCCCCGTCACGTATAGGGGGGGTCCTCCCGAAATATTTTCCCATTTTCCACTGAAAGGAAATTCTATGAGTAAGCGATACCGAGTTGTACAGGCCAAGGACATTCCTGGTCGAGACAAGCCCATGTGGCTGAGAATAGGCACTGCGTTTGAGAAGGAGGGCAAGATGCGGATTAAGCTGGACGTATCCCCATTGCCGAATAAGGACAGCGAGGTTTGGCTGAGTTTATTTGAGGACGATGGCCAGGGCGCTGGTGCTGCTGTTGCTGCGGGTGGTGGAGCCACTGGTGCGTTTTCTGCGCCTATTGGTGAGGCGGCGGCTGCACCGAGGTCTGACCTAGACCAAGATGCCATCCCGTTCTGATGGCTGAGAAACCAAAGAGGCGGGGGCGTACTGGTCCTCGCCCGCCACAGATGGCGATGGGTGCAATTACCAAGCGGTTGCGTGGCAGTTCCATCATTTACGACCACCGCGATGAATTGGCCTTGGAGTTATTGGGTTTGGCCTCTGCGAAACTGACTGATGTTGTTTCGTGGGATGAGGACGGCAAGGCGCGGATCCGTGCGTTCAAGGATGTGCCGGAGCATGTGAAGGCGGCGATTAAGAAAGTGAAAATCACGCCGACTGCAAATGGTGACATCATGGAGTTTGAGATGGTCGATAAGGTCAGGGTCTTACAGATGTTGGCCAAGAGTGCTGGTCTGCTTGATAGCGAGAAGGTGGTGGATAAGCCGTCTGTAATTTCGATTGATATGATTATGCCGGAGGAGCCGGGGAAGGATAAGGAAGATGAGTGACTTTAATTTAAAAGTGACGGTTCGCAACGCTCGTTTGTTAGATGCCATACGGGAGGTTTATGGGAGTGCTGCTGAACTAAGCCGCCAAATGGGTGAGTCGCAAAGCGCGGTTGGTAATTTAGTAACAATGAGAACTAAGCCTTACAACGCTAAAGGCTGGACGCGATTGGCTCAAGATGTTTCTGCAATGCTTTCAAAGCGTCCTGAAGACTTGTGGCCTGAGCATTTGCGTGAAGTTCAATTGCAGAAGTCATCTGCTGAAATGGTCCTTAATTTGGATGCGATGCGGAATCTTTCGGTTGAAACGTCTGATGAGGTTCGCCTTTCGCAAGTTAAAGTTTTAAGCCAATTTACAAGCGAGTTAACGCCCAAACAGCAATATATAATAACCTCAAGGTATTTTGCTAATGCAACTCACCGCGAAATAGCAACGCATTTAGATATTTCCGCGCCACGAGTAATGCAGCTTGAAAGAATAGCTTTAAAGAAAATGCGGAAGGTGGCTGTTGATAGTGGCTATCTTCGCCGGTCTACAGCGCCTGAACATTGGCATAGTTTTTACCACGAAGGCTACGGTTTAAAAGAGCAAGCGTTTGAAATTTTGAGCAAATGAGGTTGCTATGACCCAATACAAAAGCAGACGAGCGGCCCGCAAGGCTTGGGAAAAGGCTATTAAAAAAGAAACGGGAGGCAAGAAAGAACTTTTTCATGTTGAGATAAGCCACGACGAATATTGTGGAGTGTTCCAACAGGCAGAATGCAACTGCAACCCTTATAGGCGTTTGTTCAATGCAAGCGGCAAATTGATTATTGAGGTGAGAGGCGTTGGATTTTATGACCCCTTTGAAGTTACGGGGGTGAGCAATGGTTAAGCCAGTAGCCGGATTAAAGTTGAACTTCAGTTCCTCGCCCACTGTGGCGAGGTTCTTTAAGTCTGATGCGTTTGTGCGAGGAATTATGGGGCCGGTTGGCAGTGGCAAATCGTACGCTTGTTGCGCCGAGATATTCCGGCGGGCTGTTGCTCAGAAGGCTAGTCCCAGGGACGGCATCAAGTACAGCCGCTGGGCGATTGTCCGCAACACGCATCCGATGTTGAAGACCACGACCTTGAAGACTTGGTTGGAGTTGTTGCCGGAGGATACTTTTGGGCCGGTTAAGCATAGCCCGCCTATCACGCATCACATCAAGTTGCCGTCTAGGGAGGGTGCCGCTGGCATTGATATGGAAGTTATCTTCTTGGCGTTGGATGACCCGAAAGATGTTCGTAAACTTCTCAGCTTGGAGCTTACTGGGGCGTGGGTGAATGAGTGCCGTGAATTACCGAAATCGATTGTGGATGGCCTGACGCATAGGGTTGGGCGCTTTCCGACAAAGGCTGACGGCGGTGCGACCTGGCGGGGCGTAATACTAGATACGAACCCGATGGACAGCGACCATTGGTATTATCATCTGGGCGAGAAAGAAAAGCCTGGGGGCAAGTTTCGCTGGGACTTTTTCAAGCAGCCGGGTGGCGTGATTGAGGTGCCGCTAGAGGAACTGCCGGAAAGTATGCCAGAGGCGCAGGGTTTTATGTTCCAAGCGGGCAAGTGGTGGCGGACTAATTCCAAGGCTGAGAACTTGGGCAACTTGCCTGACGGGTACTATGAACAGCTTTTAGGCGGAAAAAGATTGGATTGGATTCAGTGCTATGCTGAGGGCAAGTACACGTTTGTGCAGGAAGGGCGGGCCGTTTGGCCTGAGTTCAATGATAACTTGATGACCGCTGACTTGGAGCCTGACCCGTCCCTGCCGATACATGTGGGCTTGGACTTTGGTTTAACTCCGGCGGCGGTGTTTGCTCAGAGATTGAAGAATGGCCGGTGGCATGTGTTGCACGAATTGGTCACGTTTGAGATGGGCCTAGAACGGTTTTGTTCTAGCCTCAAGGCTGACCTGTCTTCTCGGTTTCCTGGCTACAGCACCTTGGTGTGGGGTGACCCGGCGGGAATGCAGCGCGACCAGATATTTGAGACCACCAGCTTTGACCATCTCAAGACGCACGGCATCTTGGCCCAGCCTACAGCGACCAATGATTTCAAGACGAGGCGCGAGGCCTTGGCCATGCCGATGGGTAGGCTGATTGATGGCAAGCCGGGGTTCTTGGTTGATAGAAAGTGCATACGGGTTCGCAAGTCTCTGGGCGGCGGGTATCACTTCCGGCGGGTCAGCATTGGCGCGGGGCAAGAGCGGTTTCGGGACGCTCCAAACAAAAATGAGCATTCACACGTTGGCGATGCGGCGGGGTATTGTCTCTTGGGTTCTGAGCATAAAATCATGACGAAACGCCCAATGCCGACCGGCGGGTCGTTCAAACAAGCAAAGGTGTTGGACTTTGACGTTTTCAATAGCTGAACTGAATGAAGTAATGCGGATGCAACGGGATAACCGTGTGGTCCGCTGGTATCCGCACCACTTGGACATGTGCGAACTGAACGAGTTTGACGCCGCCAATATTGAACTGTTTGCGGACTACAAGCAGTACTTGGAGACCTACGCGAACGCTGGCTTGGCGTTCTCTGTCTTGGACCGTGATGGTATCTCTGCCATGTTTGGCGTTTGGCAACTTTGGCCGGGTGTTTGCGAGGCTTGGCTAATCCCTAGCGCGGACATTGGGCGCAAGGTTGTGGCCCTTCACAGGGGTTCATTGGCCTTTTTTAACCACGTTTCCAAGCGAATGAAGATAAAAAGGCTGCAATTCAGTGTACACTCAGCAAATGCTACCGCTTGTATATGGGCAGAACGCTGTTATTTTCAGCGCGAAGGCGTGATGCGGTCCTATGGGCCGGACGGTGCCGACTACTACATGTACGGGAGATTGTTTCATGGGCGGTTTATTCAGTAGCAGAACGCCAGCACCACCACCGCCACCGTCTCCGGTTGAGACCGAAACTGAGCAACGAGTAAAGCGACAAGAAGAAACAGCCGACCGTCAGGAAAAAACTGAACAGAAGAAAATACAGGCTCGTCGACGGTCCAAGAGTAGCGGCGGTCGGCGTATGCTGATGGCCCAAGGCGTGGCACCCGGTGATGCCGGACCCGGTCGGCAAGTTCTCTCCCGCATTCTTGGCGCTGGCCGGAACCCGCGAGGGTGACGATGAAAACCTACCGAAGAAACCCCAAGCACACAAAGGTGAAAGACGATGTACGGTCAAAAAAAGCCGCCCAAAAAGCCGACAAAGAAGGTAAAAAAGGGTAAGTAATGGTACTCTCGGTCGAGGACATTAAGAAGCGGTACGCCCGTTGCAATAGCCACAAAGAAGAGTGGCGTAGCATCTACGAAGAGGCGTACGAGTTCGCCCTTCCAATGCGTAATCTGTACGACGGCTATGCCGAAAGCGGCACACCTGGTCAAAACAAGATGCGCCGTGTCTTTGACTCAACCGCCATTCACTCGACCGCCAGATTTGCGAACCGTATTCAGTCCTCGCTGTTTCCCCCGCAAAGGCCTTGGTGCCGCTTGCAACCGGGCAATGACATTCCAGAAGAGCAAAAGATTGAGGCCCAGCAAGTCTTAGACTTCTACACAGAGAAGATGTTTGCCGTGATGATGCAAAGCGGCTTTGACCTGGCGATGGGCGAGTTCTTGCTTGACCTTGCGGTCGGCACCTCGGTGATGCTGATACAACCCGGTGATACTCTGACGCCGATACGCTACACGGCTGTGCCCTCCTATCATATTTGCTTTGACGAAGGCCCCAATGGGGTGCCGGATACGGTCTATCGCAAGCTGAACCGACCGTTCAATGTGATACAGCGCGAGTGGCCGGACGCCGACATTCCACAGCGGATGATTGACGATGCCGCCGAAGACCCGACCAAGAAGGTTGGCTTGATTGAGGCCACGTATACCATCGATGGCCAGATGTACTATTGCTTGGTCACTGCCGAGGGCGATGATAAGCTGGTGCATCGTGACCTCAAATCATGGCCGTGGGTGATTTCCAGATACATGAAGGCGAGTAACGAGCGGTACGGTCGCGGCCCGGTATTGTACGCCTTGGCCGACATTCGCACCTTGAACAAGGTCGTTGAACTCACGCTCAAGAATGCGTCCATCAGTATCGGCGGCGTGTTTACTGCCGTGGATGACGGGGTGCTTAATCCGCAAACAATCTCCATTGTGCCGGGTGCGGTCATTGGCGTGTCAAGTAACGGTGGCCCACGCGGTCCCAGCCTGACGCCCCTGCCCCGTTCCGGTGATGCGAACCTGTCCCAGATTGTGGCCAATGACCTACGCACAAACATCAAGAAAGCCTTGCTAGACGAGAGCCTGACGCCTGAGAATATGAGCGCCAGGTCGGCCACTGAAATCAACGCAAAACTATCTGAACTTTCCCAGAACCTCGGATCCGCGTTTGGTCGGCTTATCAGCGAGACAATGTTTCCAATCGTGCGCCGGTCGCTAGAACTCATGGATGAGATGGGCATGATTGAACTGCCGCTCAAGGTAAACGGCTTGGAGGTGACGGTCGTTCC